ATGTATATGCCAGCAGTTGCACTAACTTCACGTGCCGCCGCAATAATTTCACCTTGTTCTCTGTTGAGTACATTGTGTGCAGTTGCCATATAGTCAGGAAATGTTTCATTGGCTTGTTCGCAAACAGTTTCATACAGTTCTGTAACTTTATCTTTGTCCCATGCAAACTCACCATTTTCTATTTGTTCTTTAAATATAGGATATGCACTAAAGTACACACTGTCTGTGTCGCCATATATAATTGAAGGACCTACATGATTGTATTCGCCTGTAAACAACTCGTTTACTTTGGCTCCCATGTGTCTTGCAATACATCTACCAGTTAGTGTTGTACTCTGTCCCATGCGTGGATCATTGAATCTACTACCTGGGTTAAGTAACGCACCATACAAACTGTTCAAGTTAATCTTTTTAACTAGCTGTCGCTTATCCCAATATGCTGTCTTTTCAATATCACCTGCCGCTTGATGCTCACGCATATTCTTTTGTAGTACTTTACGTTCAGCATACCAACGCTCTAGTAAGCCTGGAATGATACCTTTCTTAGTTTGATCAAGTATTGTACCATTACTAGTAAGTACCCAAGGCTGTCCACTTTCAAAAATAATCTGATATAGTTCAGCGCCTGTCCCGGACAATTCTTCTCCATTTTCAAAGTCGATGTACAACAATGTCTCATCGTTCTTCTCTATAACTTTTTCATACTCAGGACAAGCAAACTTACCTTCCCATGCACTTGCAACAACCCATTTGTATTCATTTAACATTGGAACAGTAAGTGTATGTCTAATCTGACCAACGATAGTTTCAGTACTCATGTTAAGGCTACGTAAAATACTTGGATATAGACTGTTCAAGTCCATACTACCAATCCATTCATGAAAGCCTTTTTTAGGAGTTGCAACGTATGCACCTGCCGCTGTACATTGTTGTGGATAATGTTTTTGTACTTTGTCGTGTTGTTTATCTGGAACAATAAGTCCACGACTGTGCGCTTCGTTGAGAATAGCTTGATCTGTTACAGCAACCGCACCCATTGTTGTTTGCACAAGCACTGTGTTGTCATGTGCAATAACGTTTGCAAGGTCAATAAACTGTAGCTTCTTATCCATACGCACCAACAAGTCAACGTCTTGTCTGGAGTACTCAATAAATGTTTCAAAGTCATTGTTGTACAACTGATCCAGTGTACCTTGATACTCTGTTTTACGTTCGCCTAGTTCATATTCGCCAATTGCATCTAAACTATAACTGTGCATTTCATGATATGTATACTTTTGATACAGTTGCATATAGTCCAAGTGTAGTCTACCAATGGTATCATACGTTTCTTGTAACTTACCATACTTTTCATATTCACGCCGCTTGGGATATTTGCCCCATAGACAAAAACGTCTTGTGTGTTCTTTGCCCATAGTTCTTGCAATACGATTTACCAAGTATGGAATATCAAAGCCTTCACTGTTCCAACCACTCAATACATCTGCATCATCTATCAGTTGTAAGAATGTTTCCAACAGTTCACTTTCTGTATCACACAGTATAGTATCAGGGAATCTATCTACAATAAGTTGTGCATCTGCTTTTGTAAGTGTCTTGGGTTTGTTAACCAAACAGATTGTTTTTCCAAACCAATCCAAGTGTACACTGATAGCAGTAACAGCATTAAACGGATCTTCAGGAGGAGCGAAACCTACTTTCTCATCGAAGTCAACCTCGATATCGAAAAATGCTTGCTGTAGCTTGGGAGTGTCTGCTCCTAAGTAGTTGTCAGCTAGACATCTAAATACAGGATTGACATCGCTTTCAAACAGCTTTTGCCCGCCATATAGTTTCTTTTCTTTTTTAAATTGTTTACCACTTGTAGTTACTACACGATTTAGTTTGTCACCAAAGATACTTTCGTAACTACCTCTTGTATCTTTGTAGTAAAACAAATACCGTGCAGGATATTCTCTAAACTCACGTTTTCCGTTTACACGTTCAACCACGTGTATAATATCTTTATCTCTGTCGATTAGTGCGTCTACATACATTAGCCTACAAAAGCCCTTTCTTGCACAAACGTACCTTGTGTCTTTTTATTACCTTCACTGAAACCTAATTCGTTAAAGTGATCTTTGAGATCATTGTTAAATGCTACACTTCCACATAACATTATACGTTGTTCCGCAGGATTGTCAATCTTTACAGTGCCATCTTCCATAAACTTTTGTATACGTCCTTGTAGTTCAGCTGGCTCTTGTGTTACTGTGCTGATATATTCAATTGGCATCTCATTTAAGAAGTCTCTATAGCAGTCTTGTTCTGCATGTAGTCTAGTAGTCCACGTGACAGTGATGTTATCGAATAGATCATATGTTTCTGGTTCACGTAATAAACTAATAAACGGTGCAATACCTGTGCCACTAGCCATCATTACTAGATGTCCACCTAGTTCTAAGTTAGCAAGTATTAGTGTACCCGTTGGCTTTTCGCCTACACGGATAGTATCGCCTACTTTTACATGTTGTAGTTTACTTGTTAGCGGTCCGTCTTGTACTTTAATACTGTAGAACTCTAAATAGTCGTCGTATGGTCCACTAGTAATGCTGTATGCTCTACTAGGTGCATCATCTAAACCAATCATAACAAACTCCCCCGCAGTAAATCTATAACTGCGAGGTCGTTCTGTTCTAATTCTAAATAGTTTGTCCGTGTAATGTTGTACTTCAATTACTGGCAAATCCAGCATTAAACATCTCGTCCTGTTGCTTGTAAAATTTCTTCAACTTGACTGAAGCTATCTTGAACATTTGCAAATTCGTTTTTGTATGCAATACGAATTGCTTTGTTAAGTGAAGCTGGCTTCATGTCCATTTCTTCTGCAATAGCTTTTACTGTGTCTTTGAGACCTTCTCTGAGAGTTTCTACCTCTCCTGTGACCTGAATACCTTCAGACATCAATTGCTTTAACTTTTTAATTTCCGAATCATTAAAACTTCGTACAGGCATGAATACCTCCTTTGGCTTGTATTCTTTACATAATATAGTAATTATTCAGGGTTGTCAACGATAATATCGTCTTCTTTCCATATTTCTGGTTTGAGCATTTCTCCGCCTAGCCATATAGCTACTAGAATATAAAACAATATTATGACAGCAATAGGCCCAATAATAAACGACACCCAAATTGGTTTAGTTTTCAGCCAATGTATTAGTTTTTTTATCTTGTTTTTTAAGCCTTCTATAACCCATCTGCCTAGTACATATCTTGCTAGACGCATAACAATCAATATGGGACTAGTAATAACTTCCCAGAACAATAGTATTGCGTCCATTATTAAGTCTACGCAACGATCTACTGTACACCAGTTTTTTATACGTTCCCACCGGGTCACTTTTCCAACTTCTTGATGCGCTGTTCGAGCTCATCTATTTTTGCTGTAATCTTTGGATAGCGTTGACGCCAAGCATCTTCTGGTTGCTGTAACCATGTCCAGCCCCAACGCTCTACCAAATAGTCTACACAGTTATCAACTTTAGCATAAAACCAAAGTCCTATACGTGTGCTAGTCATATATGCAACAAATATTGCACCAAACACACTGCCAGCAAGAGCAGTATAAATCCAAAGCCTATCGCTAGCCATGCGTTCGATCATTTCCCACATATTATTCTGCTTTCCAGATAGTCCATGCGCCATATGCAATTGCTGCAATTGCCGCAAGTTTGATAAAGCTAGTTGCAAACAATGCAATTAATCCTATTGCAATCATCACGCCACCGTCCCATGTGGTGCGTTCACTGATACGTTCTTTTACCCAATTCATTTTCTCTTCTCCAATATATCTTTCATTACATTAGTTGCTGTGTTTGTAAAACACCTAGGTGCAACACTGTGAATGATTAATGCAGGCACTAACAGTTGTAATTTAACTGCGGTTTTTAGTGCTATTGCCATATGTTGCAAGCCTGTTTCGCCTACTTCTTCTAAGTGTAGTTTACATTGTTTGCTTAACATTATTTAATTCCCATTGCAGCAAGTGTGGCTTTGCCAACTATGCCATCAGGCACCAAGCCTCTGCTTTTTTGCCATGCTATTACTGCGGCTTCTGTTCCTGGACCAAATACACCGTCTGCTTTAGCACCTAAGGCTTTTTGTACTGCTTTTACAGTTTCGCCTTTGCTACCTTTTTTCACAGTACTGTGTGTAAATGGCGGAGGTGCCCAATTGCCGCCTAGTACTTCTAGTGCATGCTTGTAGTGTTTTTTGCGATCAGCTAATCCAATAGTACCGCCATTGATACGTTTGGTCATACCAGTAATATCTTGTTTGTCAGCATATTTGTTTATGTTGTTTGTTTTCCAGAACCAACATGCACTTTCTAGTGCGCCTTTTTTGGTTTTAAGATACTTGATTGCTTGTTCTGCTGTGTAGCCTAGTGTTTCGCCAAACTTTGTATAGTTGTGTCTACCAGTAAGTTGGATAACTCCTCTACCGCGGAAGCGCCAACCGTCACCACTTGCAGTATCTCCGTTATCCATGCGCCCTGCATAAACCACGTTAGCAATTTTTTCTGGTTGTCTATGATACGCTTGAGCATCTCTGCCAGCCCTCACAAAATACTTGGGAAATACAGCGTTAAGACCTTTAGCACTGTAGTTCAAGTTTTCTTTAATAACTTTAAAGTTATTACTTTCGTGAGCGCATTGTGCTATAAATCCTGCAACCCTATCAACAGTGTTTATCTCATAATATGGAAGTATCTCTTCCATTGCTTCGAACCATTCGATATATTCTTTATTACCGTGTAATAGTTCTTGTACTTGATCTTCTGTGAATTCAAATTCAAATGTACTCATAATGAATACTCCCTTTTTGTATTGGTATTTATCGAACCCAAGCGCCTATACGCCCATGAACGTCTGGATCTTCAATGAATTCATAACCTTTGGGTGGTATTTCGTCTTGTCCATGCCATACAGGTATGTATTCATTGCGTCCTATAGTAAAATCTGGGTTGTGTCTAAGATGTAATTCTATTAGATTCCCGCCTATATACTCTGCATTTATTTTAGCATATTTGTTTTTGATATAATCTAAACAACTAGGTAATGGTATCGGAACATCTACTTTTACCCAACGATCCCATTGCGTATACGTTGCAGGATTTTTATGTCCTTGTACTGCTAGTACTTGTTCGCCGTTAAGATAATCTACACTAATATGATCACCTTCAAATATTTCACACCAAAAATGTCCAGGTGTTAAGTGATCTGTAAAATCTTTAATGTAGTGTTTTTGAGCACCTAGTCCAAGTCCTATAGCGTTTACACAAGGTCTTACAATATAGTAATCTGATTTCGAAACTCTAGTTCCTACTGGACCACAAGTATAACCAAGATGTCTTGCTAATATAAGTTTATCGAATATCCATAAATCCTCGGGAGCAGTTGTTGCCCATGCTATTTCTTCTGTACATAAGTTCATCTAAAATTACTGTCTAAACCGCTATCTTGCCAAGGCCAACTTCTGGCATCTGTTCCAAGTTCTACAGTGGGTTCACAATCGCATCCAGTACACACATCATTTATACAATCATTACAAGTTGGTTGGTAACAGTGACATCTGTGTCCACACTTTTTACATGTTCTGTATTCACCTTGCACTAAGATTTCCTTGTTGTGTTGCTAACGTTTTTAGCTTTTCCTCTACGATTCTTGTTTGGATCATTTTTACGTTTTTTACGTACAGCTGCTGCTATTGCTTTTTTGCCGCCTTTAGCTCTTAAACTTGCGGCACGTGATTTGCTAAGACATTTAGGTTTGCCTTCGCCTTTTTTACTGTCTCCGCATTTACCTATGCGTTCACCTTTTGTGTTGTAGCGATCCCATCCGCCGCCTCCAGCTCCGCCTTTTTTACC